AGCAATATCTACATCATGGAGGCCGCAAACCTGTTTTGCGGCGACGAGGACCCGACCGCGTCCAAGCATCTGACGCTGACCGAGCTGCAACTGCCAAACCTTCAGGAGATGTATCAGGACCACCATCCCGGTGGCTCGCGGGTGCAGATCGAGGTCGCGGTGGGCATCGAGAAACTGGAGGCAAGCTTCAAGCTTGCGGGATGGGACCCGGATCTTCTGACGCAGTTCGGGCTCGGCGCTGCGGCGCGCAAGAAGTTCACCGCCTATGGCGCGATCCGCGACAAGCGCAACGGCATCTCGATCGAGGCCAGGGCCGTGATCGAAGGCCGGCTTGGCGCGGCCAGCCCGGCGGCGTTCCAGCGCGGCGAGATGCAGGGGTTCGATTACACGATTTCCGAGATCCTGCATTACGAGCTGCATTTTGCCGGGGCGGAGAAATATTACTGGGACTTCTTCACCGCAGACTGGCGCGTCGATGGCCTGTCGCAGAACGGCGACGAGCGCGCGATCCTGCGCATCCCCAATGGCTTCTGAGAGGTGCCCCATGACCGAGCGCAAGGCCTCCAGGATCGTCCGCCTCGCCGACCCGATCACCTGGGAAGGCCACGCGGTCACCGAGATCACGCTCGCGAAGCCGCGGGTCAAGGACCTCAAGCGGATGCAGGCGGCCCTTGAAGGGGTCGCGGACAAGCTTGAGCAGGGCATCGTCATGGCCGCAGTCCTCAGCGGGCTGCCGGTCGAGGCGATCGAGGAGCTCGATACGGACGATTTCACGGCGATCTCCGAGGTGATCGCGGATTTTTTCCCAAAGGGCACGGCATCGGCGCATGGCGATCTGTCGTCGCCGAAACCGCCCACTGGCTGAACACGCCCCTGACCGCCTTTGGCGAGATGGAATGGTCGGAGCTGGTGCTCTGGCATGCCGAGGCCCGGCGCCTTGCGCGCGGCGCCCCAAAGAGGTGATCGATGTCAACGCTCACGTCGCAACTTGTCATTGAGCTTCTGGACCGGGTCACCACGCCGGCGCGCCGTGCGGCGAGTGCGCTGGCGGGCATCTCGAATACGATCCGTGAGACCAACGGCCAGCCGATCCTTTTCGCAGACCGGCTGAACGCCGCGATCACCCGCAACAACCGGGCGCTGGCCGATGCACGCGGTGGGGTCGTCGACGCTGTGGCGAGCTTCTATACCCTGCGCCACGCCATCGGGGCGCCGATCAGTGCCGCGGCGGAGTTCGAAAGCGCCATGGCCGATGTGGTCAAGGTCGTCGATTTCCCGACCCCGGAGGCGTTTCAGCAATTCCAGCAGGACCTCTTTGCGCTCTCGCGCGACATCCCGATCGCGGTCACCGGGTTGGCCGAGATCGCGGCCGCCGCCGGTCAGGCGGGCATCGCGGGCCAGGATCTGGTCCGCTTCACCGACGCGGCCGCACGGATCGGCGTCGCTTTCGACATCAGCGCCGAGCAGGCGGGCGGGTCGATGGCGAACCTGATGACCGCGCTCAATCTGACGATCGACGACACCGTGTCCCTTGCGGACGCGATGAACCATCTGTCGAATAGCCAGGCATCCAGCGCGGCCGACATTCTCGACGTGGTCCAGAGGGTCGGCGCGCAGGCGAGCATGTTCGGCTTCACGGCCGAAGAGACTTCCGCCTTCGCCTCCGCGATGCTCGCCGCCGGTGCGCAAAGCGAGGTGGCCGCCACGTCGTTCCGCAACATGGGCGCCGCCCTGACGCGCGGCTCGGCCGCAACCCGCGGCCAACGCGAAGCCTTCCGCGAGCTCGGCCTCGATGCCGAGGAAACCGCCCGCGCGATGCAGGAGAACGCGGTTGAGACGACGATCGACGTGCTCCGCCGGATCGGGCAGCTCCCGGCCGAACAGCGCGCGGCGATCTCGTCGCAGCTCTTCGGCAACGAAGCCCGGGCGCTCGGCCCGCTGCTGACCAATCTCGGCCTGGTCGAGGACACCCTCGGCATGGTGGGCGACCGCGCCAGTTACGCGGGTTCGGCCTTTGCCGAGTTCGAGGCGCGCAACACCACGTTCCAGGCCAATATGCAGCGGTTCCAGAACGTCCTGACCGCGCTGCAGATCAGCATCGGCAACGCGCTGATGCCGGCCATCACACGGCTGGCCGAGGCCGTCACGCCGCTGATCACGGCGCTCTCCGATCTGGCCGCCGCCTATCCCGAGGTAACGACAGCCGTATTCGGCGCCACCGCGGCGGTGATCGCCTTCCGGGGCGCCATCGCGGCCCTGCGCTTTGCCGGTCTTGTCGGCCGGGGTGGCATCCTCTCGATGATTGCGATGGGCTACAACACCATCGGCCGGGCCGCGATCGGAGCCCGGGCCGCCGCGTCCTCGATGATCGGCCTGCAAACCACGCTGGCGGCTATGGCGGGGCAGCCGCTTGGCACCCTCGGGCGCCTGCGGGCCGGGCTCACCGGGATCGCGCTGGCGGTGCCGGGTGTGGGCGCCGTGTCCTCGGGTATCGCTGCCATCGGTGCTGCCGTGGCGACGATCTCCGCGCCCGTCTGGGGCACCTTCGCCGCGATCGCCGCTGCGGTGGCTGCCGCGGGCCTCCTGATCTACCGCTACTGGGATCGGATCACCGCCGTCCTGACCGGCGTCGGGCAGGCCATCGGGGAGGCGGTGCAGCCCGGGCTTGATTGGGTATCCGAGAAGCTCTCGGTCCTGAACCCGGTCGTCACCGCCTTCGGCGATGCGTGGCAATGGGTTCGCGACCGGGTTTCGGGCCTCGGCGAGATGCTTTCGGGCCTGTTCACCCAAGAGAGCTTGTCTGAGGACGAGATGGCCCGCATCACCGCGCGGGCGCGGGAAGTGACGGAGAACATCATCGGCTGGTTTACCGGCATGCCGGCCCGGATCGCGGCGGCGGCCGGCGATCTGGTCGAGGCTGGCCAGCAGCTGATCCAGTCCCTCTGGGACGGCGCGGTCGAGAAGTTCGATGAGTTCGTGGCTTGGCTGACCGGCATCCCCGGTCGGATCGTCGAGGCAATCGGGAACATCGACCTGTCGGGCATCATCCGGTGGCCGTCGCCGCCGGCGTGGTGGACCCGCCTGACGGGCGGCAGCGACGAGGCAATGAACACCTTCTCCGAGGACTTCGGCGTCGATGGGCAGCGTGCCAAGGGCGGCCCGATCTCTCAGGGTGGCAGCTATCTGGTCGGCGAGAACGGCCCAGAACTGATCACGGCCAACCGCAATGGCTACGTCAACCCGACGGGCCAGGGCCCGATGGGCGCAAGCCTTGAGGTCTCGATCACCGCGCCGATCACGGTCAACGGAGGCACATCGGACCCGCAGCAGCTTGCGGCCGAAATCTCGCGACAGATGCGTGAGGAAGTCCGCCAGGCCTTCCGCGGCGTCTTTGCCGACACAGGCATGAGGTTTGCGTGATGCTGATGATGCTCGGCCCCGTCCAGTTCGAGGTCATTCCCTTCAACCCCGGCAGCTATGGGCACGGGCATGAGGCGGGTTTTGCGGAAAAGCCCGTCCTGGGCGCCCGGCCTCCGCTCGAATATGTCGGCGAGGGCCCGGAAAGCTGGACGATCAAGGCAAAGCTTTTCCCCGAGAAATTCGGCGGAATGGGCCAGCTTGAGACGCTCTATCAGGCCCGGGCCTCCGGACGGCCCCAGTATCTGATGCGCGGCGACGGCGCTGTCATGGGGTGGGTGGTGATCCTGCACGTGCAGGAGCGCGCAACCTATCTCGACCCCAAAGGCGTCGGCCGCGTGATCGACGTGGACATCACCGTCAAGCGGTCCGGCAGCCCCGCCGCAGGCAGTTTCTTCTCGCTGCTTGCAGATATCTTCCTCTGGGTGAACCGATGAATACCCTGTCACAGCCTGTGTCTGAGACCGTGACCGTGGCCGGCGATGGGCTGACACTTCCCCTGATCGTCTGGCGCCGGTTTCACCGGCCGATGCCGGGCCTTGTCGAGGACATCTACGACATCAATCCCGGGCTCGCCGATCACGGCCAGACACTGCCCGTCGGCATCCGCTTCGAGATGCCGATCCCGATCCCCCGCGAGCCGCAGATCCTCGATCCGATCCGGCTCTGGTAACAAGGCCGCCCCATGTCGAAACGCGCGCTCTTCAACGTCATGGTCGCCGGCACAAATATCACCACCGCATTAATGCCGGTCCTGCTTGGGCTTCGGGTGTCCGACAAGGTGGGCACGCATACCGACAGCGCCGACCTCGACATTGACGATACCGATGGCCGGATTGTCTTGCCCCGCAAGGGCGCGAAGGTCTCGATCGGCCTGGGATGGGAAAGCGAGGGGATGCGGGTCGTGTTCCGCGGCACGGTCGATGAGGTGAAATCCTCCGGCAATCGCGGTGCCGGGCGGCGGCTCAAGATCACCGCAAAAGGGATGGACACCACCGGGCCGGTCAAGGAGGGCCAGCAGCGCAACTGGGATGAAGCCTCGGTCGAGACCATCATGCGTGACGCGGCAGGATTTGCGGGGATCGCCAATATTGAAATCGACCCGGCGCTGCGCAGCCTGACCCGGAGCTATTTCGAGATGCGCGACGAAAGCTTCATCGCCATGGGCGAGCGGCTGGCGCGTGAGATCGGGGCCAATTTCAGGATCGTGGACGACACCGTGATCCTGTCAAGGCGCAACGCCGATTATCAGGCAGCGATCCGGGCCATCTGGGGCGACAACCTGCACAATTGGGACATTGCCCCCGATCTCGGACGCCCGCAGTTCGGTGGCGTCCAGGCGCGCTGGTATGATGTCGATAATGCCCTCTGGCAGGTGGTAGAGCGCGCCACAGGGCTGGACGTGCGGGCGCTGCATTCCGGGCGATTATCGCTGGCAGGGCCAACCGAGGCCGTCCAGCAGGCGGACAGCGATGCGGCGACCGCTGAGCGGGACGCCGGCGAAGGGACAGTTACGATCGAGGGCAATACCGCAGCAATCCCGGACGGGCTGTGCATCGTTGCAGGCACCCGGGCAGGCGTCGATGGCGCCTACCGGATCGAGGCCGTCACGCACAGCTTCACCCGAGGTGGCGGCTTTGTGACCGCCCTCGAGCTCAAGCACCCCCAACGCGGCGCAGGCACAGGCGCGCGCCAAGCCGCCACAGCCCCGATCGCGCCAAACGCGGGCGACCGCGACCGGCCGCAAACAGAGCCAAACCCAAGCGGATCAATCTGAGCCAGGGACACACGCATGCCAGAGAACAGTTTCAACGAAATGATCCACAACCTCTTCGGAGGCGGGATCACCACCCTCATCGGGGCCTTTGCCGGGCGCCTCATGTGGCATTCGGGCGAAGTCAGAATGGGGCGTCGGCGGTTTTTCGGCAGAGAGCTGCTCTGGGAAATCCCTGTGGCCGTCGGCATGGCGATGATCGGGGATGGCATCGCCACCTATCTGGGTCTCGACCAGCCTGTCAGTACCGGGCTGGTGGCCACGCTTGCATATCTCGGACCGCGCGGCGCCGAAGCGCTGCTGGCCGCCTGGCTCTGCCGCAAGCGAGAATAGCGCGCCTTGACCAGTCCCGAAGACGATCCCAAATCCCGCAAAGACGGAGGGAATGCAGCAGATGACACACCTTGACGAGATCGCCTCGACCCTGCGCCAACTGGTATCTGCCCGCGACCAGATCGCAACCGCGCGTCAGCTCGTGCTGACCCGTGGCGGCCAATGGCCGGACGAGACGGAGATCTCGGGTCTGTTTGAGCTCCAGCTGCTTGGCTTTGCCGGGGTCGGCATCGGCGCGGGGCCGGCAATCAAGAACTGGATCGCGCAGGCCGAGGCGGTGCTCGAGGCCGCCTCTGCGCAGCCGGCCTGACCCGGCGCGCCGCGCCGCATATGCGCTTGTGTTTTGGCAGCGTCTCTTGAACTCTGCTCTGGCGCAAAGCCGCCTGTTCTGCTTATGTTCTCACATGAGCTGGCCGCAGACGCCCCCCGATGACCTGCATTACGCGCTCGCGACGGTCCTGAGCTACCGGAGCAAGGGGCCGGTCGATGTCTACGCCGCCTTCCGGGAATGGGCGGAGCGTCATGGCCTGCCGGCACCGCAGGGCGCCTGGACGAAGCAGGCGCCCATTCTGCCGATATATGAGGACCTCGAACCGCGCCGCCCAGGCGAAGACAGCTGACCGCGCTACGCGCGTGACACACGGCCCCGCCATCTTCATCACAACCGACCCACGCCGTTCCCTCAAGAGCGGCGTTTCCTTTTGAGAAGGAGACCAGCATGACACCCTTTGACATCGCCCGTGCCTATATCGGCACAACGGAAGGCCCTGGGCCCGAGAACAACCCGGTCATCATGGAAATGTATGCCTCGGTCGGCCATGACTGGGTGGAGCATGACAGTGTGGCCTGGTGTGCAGCTTTCGTGGGGCACTGCCTGGAAAAGGCCGGCATCCGGTCGACGCGCAAATTGACGGCACGGTCCTATCTCGAATGGGGCGTGCCGGTGGAGGTGGCAGAGGCCCAGCCCGGCGACATCGGGGTGATCCCCCGCGGCGCCTCGAGCTGGCAGGGTCATGTGTTTTTCATCGAACGCATCGAAGGCGCCTGGGTCTGGGGGCTTGGCGGAAATCAGTCGGACGCCGTCAACATCAAACGCTACCCGGTCGCAAAGCTTCTTGGTGTGCGTCGCGCCGGAAATGTTACGCCAGCCCTGTCGCCCTCAATCCGCACGGTGCAAACGCGCCTCAAGGCACTGGGCTACCACGAGGTCGGTCGGATCGACGGCGTGATCGGCCCCCGTACACGCGCCGCGATCCTGGCCTTTCGCGACGACAACGACCTGCCGCGTGTCCCGATCATCGATACCGCGCTGGCCGACGCCCTCGAGGTGGCGTCCCCGCGCGCGGTTGCGCCAGACCGCGCCGCAGGGATGCCGGCGCAGAGCCGCATTGTAACGGCCGCCACTACCCAGATCGGGCTCGGCGCCCTCGGGGCGGTCGGCACAATGGTGTCGCAGATTGCCCCTGCGCTGACCGAGGCGGAAGGCGCGCAGCATCTGGCCGGGCGGCTGCTGAGACTGATCGGCCTTGACCTCTGGGTTTCGGCAGCCTTGCCATGGGTCGGGGTGGCCGTGTTTCTGGGCGTGATCGTCTATGCCTTCAAGGCGCGCAACGCGCGCATCGAGGACCACCGCACCGGGAGGACGATGTGATGTGGCTGCTCATCGTCGCCAGCTGCATCGCCGGTGACCCTGGCCCCGGTTGTGGCAGTCGCGTCCATCCTGTCCGACACCAGACCCTCGAGGCCTGCGCGGACGCAGCCGTCCGCTACCACGATGGCATCCGCAGCATCGCCGCTCAGACCGGGACGCGGCTCCTGCTTGTCGACACGCATTGTTTTTCTGTCAGCGCCAAGGACCCCGCATGATCCCCCATCTCTTTGCCGGCATTGGCCGGCGCATCGCGCTTTGGGCCGCGCTCGGCGCAGCAATCCTCGTCGCGGTTCGGGCGCTCATCCGGCATGGCCGCCATCAGGCCAAGGCAGAGCTCGCCATCCGTCAGGCGGACGCCCGCATCCGGGCGATGAACACCGCAAGGGAGACCCGCAATGATGTACAAGACGCCGATCGTGCTGATCTTGACCGTCGCGCTGAGCGCTGGATGCGCGACGCTCGCCCACCATCTTCGAAGTGACTGCGACTGGGCGGAGCCGATCCGCCCCGCGCGCAATGACGTCCTCTCAGACGGGACGCTGGCCCAGATCGTCGCGCATAACGAGATCGGGGAGCGGCTCTGCGGCTGGCAGCCGTCATCGCCCGTGCCGGCCGGGCCATAGCAGGCATAGGAGCGCCAAATGCCAATTCTTCTCAAACGCAGTGCCTCGGCCGGCAAAGTCCCCACGATCGAGCAGATTTCCCTGGGTGAACTTGCAGTCAACACCCATGATGGGCGCCTGTTTCTCAAGCGCGACAATGGTGCTGAAGCCGTCATTGAACTCGCAGCCCTCGAGGCCGGTGCCCTGACGCTGGCCGCATTGCGCATCGGAAACTGGTCCCTCCTGCAAAACGGCACGACCCTCGAACTGCGTCATGACGGGGTCACCCGGCTCAAGCTGGACAGCTCCGGCAACCTCACCGTCACAGGGGATGTGACAGCCTTCGGAACGCCCTGATGCCACTGCAAACCACAGGACCCATCTCGCTTGGCGATATCGCCGCAGAATTTGGCGGGACCGCACCCCACGCGCTCTCCGAGTACCGTGGCAAGGGCAACGCGCCGGTCACAGGTGCCATCGCGCTGGCACAGAGCTTTTACGGAGCCGCCAACAGTCTCAGC